CATGTTGTATTCCAAGAAACGCATAACCTCAGTCTTGCCTATGCCAGTAGGTGCCTTAATCACTGTGAAGTGACCCTGCATAAGCCCCATGATCTTATCATCTAAGTCAGTGATACCTGTAGGAACGTATACATGATCTGGTGTATCCCGATACAACGACAAGAACTGATCGGCAGTGTTTAAGATATTCTCAGGTGTATACTTAGCAGCGTTCCACCATGCACTCTTGAACTCCGCATGTGCATTGTCCTGTAGGAACTCATTAGCATCCTTATACTTATCGTGTGGTACTCGGTACACCTTGTTAGGAAACAACTTAGCTACCCGATCAGCTAAGGCATTGCCAGTATCATCATTGTCTACTGACAACACAATCTTCTGGAAACTATCTAGCCACTCCTTACAATTCTCCCATAGCTTCTTAGAAGGACTACCAGATGGTAATGATACAACAGGGTTAATGTACTGACTCTTCATCATCTGTGCTACTGATAAGGCGTCTAGTTCCCCCTCAGTAATAGTTACAGTCTTAGAACAACCAGCAGTGAACATATTCATGCCAAACAGTTCATCACCCTTGAACCCGTCCTTAGTGTAGAAACCTTTCTCATGTAAGGTACGGACCTTAATTCCACCGCTGGGGTATATGTACTCTTGGCGACCATCATATGTCTTAACATTGAAGTCCTCCATAGTACGGGCATTAATCCCTCGGAGGGGTGTATAACGACCATCACCATCGGTCTCTATTCTCTTTGGTGTGAAAGTCATTACTTCTCCCCTTTCTACTGTTGGATATTTATCTTTAGCCCAATCGTATGTCTCACCCCTTGAGGGATAAGACTGATCACAAGCGTGGCACTTCCCGCAACCCTTAGCCTTATTAAAGCTAAAGGCATCAGAGGAGCCACACGACACATATGGGCAGGGCTGGTGTGGTACTTCTTGGTTCATGTGGCTCTCTCCTGTTACTTACTTCTTGCCAAACAGCTTCTCGTTTGCATAGTCTTGTATGTTATCCATACGAAGAACTTGTCCACGACCTCGGTTACGACACCCAGCAAGGTGTTCCATTAAGGCCATTGGGTCATTCTCTAATATCCAATCAACTGTTCTCTGACAGGCATCTGGCTTATAGTAATATTCCCAAGACCCAAAGTCTTCTCCACCCTCAAGTTTTTCTTGACGAGACCTTGCATAGATAGCGTTCTTTTTTGTTCTGCCACCAGTATCTAGGATAGTTGCAGCAGCCTGTATTGTATTATCCATCAAATACGGTTTTGGATCATCTAGCTTACTAAACGCTGCATGATTGATCTCTTTCAATACCGCAGTGGCATATCCAAAAAGGTCGATCCCGTTTGATCCTGTATCTTCATTATTCATGTTTATATCCTCAGTTCATTGATGCTGTGTCAGGTTCGTCTAAGAGTAATTCCTCTATCTCTGATAGGTGACTACCCAAAGAATTGTACAGGGCAATTAGCCCCATTGCATTGTAAGATTGAGAGTGTTTTCCTTCGCCACTCTCAAGTATTTGCATGATAGACCTACCCATGCCTTTCTCCCCGTCTTGTAAGTATAGGTCTCTTGCTGTTGATACTAAAGAACCTGCCGATACCATGCTGTTCCAGTTTTTACCACCTACCTTCATCATGGTATCTAGTTCAAGCCCTTTTGGTTTAGGTGCATTCGTCTTCTCAGGTAAACCTTGGCGTTTTCTCCTTTCGGTATCTGCTGCATTTAGTGTCATTTCCCCTTTCTTAACCTTCTCAGCTAAGTCAGGTGCATCACGTTTGATGTCCTTTGCTGTCTTTACGGCAGTCTTACCAACATTAAGTTGATCTCCCGCGTCTTTGTTTGATTTGTTATTGGCCGAATTCGGCCTATTAGATTCCCAATTACGACCAACAGTCATATTAGCCAAAGCAGCCGCAGTCATAGCCCGTTGACCAGTAGTTAGGTGCCTACGCATAAGGTTAGCTGCTACAACACGGTCCCTAACAACATTGAAAGGCATATCGTCTGGTAAGTACTCATACTCAGGTTCAACCTCAGACTTCAAGCAAGCCTTGTGCCTATGTCTACCATCTACAATCCAACCTTGCCACATAAGAATAGGTTCAAACAGACCGTATTTTTTAACACTAATTACGAGACCCTCAAACTCGTTAGTATCTTCAAACGACATAAACACTGTAGACAGTTCATGGTACTTTGGCTCATCGTCAAATGCTGGCCTAATACCTTCCGTATTAAGTCTATCCAACGTATCAGATGCACTCATATTGTTTCTCCTTCTTATTATTAATAGTCTTTAGAAGACCTCTGTACTTACCTATAGCAACATTTTTTGAACTTATGCAACCAAAGCCCCTAAATGTTCATAGCCTCTGTGACTTTATTAACACACCTTTTCAACTTCTTCTCTATTGCTTGTCGTGTTACACGCTCAGATATAGCTATATCATCTGTTGTCTCCATTTCTAAGTAGTGCCTAGAGAACAAATCCCAATCACTGTCGTTAAGCGTCTCCCTAGATAACCTTACTATGTCAAGTACAATCTGCTTTTTCTCATACACAACAGCAGGATCAGATTCCTCATCAACTATCTCAGCACTTTCTAATGGTGTACTGGTTGACTTGATAGCCTGTTGCAATTTTGTCACACCCTCCTTGCTCATGGTTGACTTGTAGTCTGTACCCCTAGCCAAAGACCTAGCTGGCTCACTTAGAGGCACACTTACAGCTAGTGTCTTAATGTTTATGTAGTCGTGCATAGCCCTGTTAGCCATACGTCTTAGATTAGCCCCGTGCGTGTTCCCCTGATCCACTTGTTCTAAGCACTCCAACATTCCCTCGGATACCAGATCATCGAATTGATTAGGTGAATTATACTTGTACGCAAGTGAACGACACATCTTCATCATGTCTTCAGTGTTCATCCTTCTCCAGTCCCTTCATTATTAGTTGTACAAAACCTGCACTGAATATAGCTGCAAACGTCTCAGGGTCACACTCTACCTGTACTGTGGCACTGCCATCTTCATGTTCTTCTATGTCTGTGATTTTGATTGGTTTATTAACATCTTTACTCATCTTTTATCTCCTTGTTATACTTACGAAATCTTTTATTGTAAGCACGTTTAATCTTCTTTAACTGACCACTCTTCCATAGATAAAACTTACGTGCTTTGGTAAGCCCATCATACTCATCCCCGCCCTTCATGGGTATACGCTTGGTCATTTGTTGGTTAGCCCTGTGATCATTTGCTCATTAGAGTTTGTCATTTATCCTCTCCTAATACTACTATGGTGTTAGTACTGACAAATATTGTGCCTTAACTAATACAGTGATGTCATTTTACTCATCTCTAAGTGCCACCCATGACACAGGAAACAGGTCTTCCATCTTTAAACTTATAGCCCATGCCACCTCTTGTGTCTCTGCCTGTGTATCCTCTTTACACCTTAAACGACACATATTAGCAAAGGCATCCAAGCTACCTGACCAATACCATTCAGTCATGGTGTTCTGAGGCAATACCATACGTGCTTGCTCTGGTGCTATTCCTTGAGTTAGCATCTTCTTGTAGTCACCTAGTGCCTTCTCTGCCACCTCTTTAATATAGATGTTAGGGAAGTACTGGGACTGACTTTTTCCACCGCTCCCCTGCTTCTTATCCTCACTCTTATCCCTCCAATGTTCAGGCTCATAGAACTCTGGATCACTGTCCACATACCTACGGGATACCTCGTTCCAACGGAGATAGGAGTGCTTGACCAACTGCCTAGCGACAAAGATAGGTGCCTTGATATGAAAACTAGCAAAGGCATGGCCGAATGGACTCATATGCTTATGCTCTGCCAGATACTTGATTAGCTTGGTGTCACGTTCCCTTAGTGTACGGCCATCCCCCGTATCACTATCTAACTCTTTAGACCAATTCCACAGGCTCTCCTTACCAAAGGACACCCTAGCTGCATTTACAACAGACAGGTCACTGCCCATGTGATCTATGTGTGTTACCTTAATCATCTTAATCTCCCATATTAGTTGGTGCGTATTGCTCACCGTTGTATGCAGGGTAGGCATCATCCTCAACGCCAGCATTACAACCAAAGACTACAAGTCCAAGGACTATGCAAGACCAGATCGTACCCTTCTTCATCCAGTACATAAAGCCATCAAAGGCTTCCTCTGCCTGTACCTGTGCTGCAGCCTTCACCTCATCGCTCACAGTCCCGTGCCCTTCCACAACTTCAATTGTGCCTTTAGTTTATGGTTCTCTTCTAGCAAACGCTTAGCCTCTTTCTCCCACATATTAGCCTCACGCTTAACTATATGGTAATCCTCTTTGCACTTGTCTAAGGTTTCCATCCACGTTTCTCTGTCTATCATCTTAACCTCCTAATTGATCTATGTGTATCTCACAAATGATCATCTTGTTCTTGTTCAATTCTCTGTTCTTGCGTAAGTCTTTCAGACGATCCTTAGCCACCTTCTGGTCATGTTCTATCTGATCTATCTGATCTTGCAGACTGTTGTTCCTGATCTTTAAGGTGGCCTTCTGAACAGCCCAGTATTCTATCTCTTGCTCAACACTTCCCACTAGTAATCCTCCACCATTGTATAAAACATATGATCACCCAGCTTGCCATCATAGTCATAGAACTTATTCCAGTAGGGGCTGACAGCCGTTGTGTGGTAGTGAGTCGAGGTAATGCCTAACCCATACCCATTAAGTACCTCAGAGGCCACCAGAATGGCTCTTATGACAGCCTCCTGCTCTGGTTCCTTAAGGAAGTCATCTGACTTTCCATCGTGGGTGTACGAGAACTGTTTAAACTGGTTAATTACCTCACAGGCATCATCAGGATACCTATCACTCTGCACCCTGTTTAAGATTACCTCCGCCACAGCCAACTGTCCGTCAACTGGCTGGTTTCTGGCCTCGTAGAATATCGCTGCCGACAGACATAGTATAGTTATCATCATCGTCTCTCCATATATCAATAAAAGGTTTCTTGTCTCCGCTAAAGTCTACATAAACAGTATAACCATAAATAGACAGGTATACAGACTCTCTTGATCTAACGTCAATAATCATGTGATCTCTTCTCCCATTGTAAATACATGACGGCCACCAGCTTTAAAGGCTAGTACACGGTCCATCTTGAAGCACTTGTATCCCTCGGATGTTTTGAGTGTGACATAACCATGAGCCTTGAGTGCAGCAGCAGCGATCTTGCCACGCTCATTTCCCTTGAGGCCCTTGATGACATTCATACGACCATTGTATACACGTACCTCGTCATCCTTGGTCAAGAACTTTACCGTGATGAACTGGTTCTGGTTTTCGCTGAGTACGTTAGTAACCATGTTTTCTGGAAGTGCCATTTGATCTCTCCTGTTTCACTGTGATTCTGTAGATAGGTTAATTAGGTGCTAGTGTCAAGTGTTAGCCTCGACAACAGCCCTTGCAAATCCCCTCGGTGTGGCTGATCTGATGTTCTTGGTCTTCATAGATTTACCACCGAGCTTAAGGTGCTGCGTAGAGTACCCCTTATGAGGCTCTACAGAGCACTTTGTAGGCATCTTAAAGCCATTGCCTGTCCATAGGCAGGTTTTCTTAGGATAGGCATCTGACGGGGCGATATACTCAGGCCACTTAGGGTGCTTTTCTTCGCCATAGGGGATGTATCCACCATACTCATACGGGTGGAACGAATGGTTAGGCTTGCGCCATATAGTGGACAACACAGAGACAGGGTTCTCTACAAAGTATGGGCAACCAAGATCGTCAAACAGGTCAGCGCAATCAATGGCGTGTTTAGCAGCTTGCTCTTGAAACAGGGGGTTAGCCTCTGCCTTCTTAGCGAAGTGAGCCGCACCAGACACGGCCATGTCAGTACAGACAGGGAAGGCCATGCCGAATACTACATTACGACCATTAAAGGTTCTAAAGATTTGAAGGTGTGTATCAAAGTCATGTAGGTCAGCATGTAGATAGTGTATTCTGCCGCCCCCCTCAAACATCTCTGCTTTGTATCCATAGGGATCAAGATCATGCTGAATGTCGTATGCGTAGCACTCATACCCTGCCTCTGCCCAAGGCTTGAGAGCCTCACCTGTGTAGTCATATAAGCTGATTACGATGCCCTTAGTCATGTTTCTATCTCCTTCTGTCTGATTGTCTGTATGAAGTGATTCGGTGTCAGTGTCAACCCTAAAAGTTTGGTTGTCCATCTTCATCGAATACAACATCATCACGTACCCACATAGGCTCTTTATCAATTTCCACCGCAGGGGTCTTGTGATCCAGTACACCCATCTGTCTCAGTTCTCTTTCTAGTTCTTCAGTCATGATCACTCTCCAATTGTCCCGTTCCTAAGCACCATTCACATATACTATACTCAGCATATGGCTCGTAAGTATCTCCATATCTCTCCCAGCGTTCGTACTCGCAAACACCTTCGCCCTGACATTCTTGGCACTCTTCCATGATTATTCTCCTTGTCTCTGCTGATTCTGTTTATACATATTTCCACCGTAGGGGTCAAGCCCTTAATTTCCACTGTAGGGGTGTCATTCCTTATTTCCACTGTAGGGGGGTCTGGGGTTGGTGTGACATTTTTGCAACACTCTCAAAAGTATAGGTCTCAAAAGTATACCTATACTAACGATAGTATATAGTCAAACGATAGTATACCTATACTAACGATAGTATAGCGGGAGTCTTGTATAAGAGTCCCACATAGTGTGTCTTGTATAAGAGTCCCAGCCCCAAATCGAGGTGTGATATTTTTGCAACACTATTTCACTTGCCCATCCTTCCACTTTTTGCGAACGATTCTCAAAGAATCACCCCGTGCGGCTATTGGCTAAGTATTTTAAATACTATTTTTGCGCATCTTGCAAGCGACTATATTTACCAGTAATCTTTTCTACCTTTTATTTTGCTTTCTTGTGTTTTAGGGCTATGCGAATCGTTTTGAATACTTCATACGGATTATAGAAACACACATAAACCGGAGAATCAAAAATGACTTACACCGTAGCAACCCGCCCGAATGGTTCAACTCTCTCTTTTGTCCCAGTATTGGGATTCATCTTAATGCCTTTACGTCAAGCGCAAGAACTAGCAAAAGAGTATCGCGCAAGCGGTGAAATCGAGGCCGTGGCCTACAACACACAAGCCGGAGTATAATACTATGAACGCCTTAAACAATCTTGACACTTTCTTAGATGTAGCCGCCCAACGTTTTAGCTATAGCGACAACAACGCAATCGCGCTTGAACTGATTGAGCAATACAAGGGCAATCAGTACGACTCGGTTGGTTCACTCATATCAGACATTGAACATGCACATTGTGCAGCGGGTTCTTTCAACGATATGATTTACACACGCGACATAGAACGCAAGTTATGCGACTCTGATTGGATCGACGCTATTGATGCAGCGATAGAAGACTATAGAGACAACACAGGCGAAACACCAACCTTTGAGCGTGTAACTGACATGGTTACATTTGCGGTTGATTGGACAAGCAACACACTTGCAAGTCACTTGCTTTACATGCTTGAGGAAGGTGATTGGCATGTTGTCCTTGAATACGCTGACACTTGCGACACGAAACCAGAGTCCACGCTATACGAGACGGAATCCGAGGCCACGGACGCAATGTTTGAGGCTATAGAACAACGCGTCCAATATGTTGTAGGCCATAGTCAATACATGGTCAGCGAAACAGAAAGAGACGCAATAGAAGAAACTGAATCAATGCTTGTTAAGGTGGAGGCGACACAATGACCTACATGTTAACCTATAAGCAAGCTGTAGAAGAATATAAACTATGCGCGGATTCTTATGACCATTGGGGCAGTGTCATGTCTGTTTGGTTTGAGATAGCAGACGTTCTTCATTGGATAAGGGGCGCAAAAGTTCCTGACCATTGGGGACATAAAGCTGGCTTAGGAAAAGACGCTATTCAAAATGATTGGCTATATTCTTGCAGCGATGATGTATTGATAAGACTAGGTAACACGCTAGAACGTGCTGCACGTATACTAGAACATAAAGGGGAGTCATACTAATGAAACAATCATTCAGTGAGATACTAGCAGAAAGACAGGAATACCTTGATAAGCTTAAACAGCACGGCGATACCTACGCGCTAGGATTTCTTGAAACCAGCTTTCTATATCATATGGACAATAGTGGACTCGCA